ACGCTATCCTATCCAGCGGTATCTTGGACTCCTCCACTGGTCGCAAATTGAGCTCCTCACCACAATGGCCATTCGCCTCCGACATGGCGGTGTAAGCCGCAATGTCCTCACACGTGATGATCACGCCGATGACCTGGGTCGGGCTCCCGGCTATATGGATGCCAGTTATCTTCCTCGCCAAGTCTGGGTTGAACGCCACATATGGCAAACCACACCAGCCTCTCGCTGAATGTATGCCGCGCACTGTGATGGTATCAGCAGACGTGATAAACTTGTCCTGTAGCTGGTACACTGCCTGACCATAAATGGCCGGCACGTCGGGAGACTGCTGGAGAACGGTCTCTCCGCTGTCCTCACGCCTCACAACTGCAACGGCACCACCCATCACGGTGGGCACGTCCTTCCTGAAGATGAAATGGTCTGAAATGTCCGCTGCCTCAGGAAGTGCTCCTTTAGGCACCTGGCCAAACATGTAGTCCTTTCCATCCGCACGCTTGAACTGGAACGCCTCCATAGGGGCCGTGTAGCTCTTGTCGCGGAACTTCACGGTCATGGGGCCGTCCACCATTTCCTTCCAGTGGTGGACTGTAACAAAAGTGCTTCCTCTGATGAACAGGCACTTGAGGGTGCGGGTTCCGCACCACACGCTCCCGATGTTGGATGACACCTTGCCACGGGCAAGCTCGAACGCATTAATGTCCTGAATCTGCGCCACAAACTTCGTGGGTGTCACCTTCACTATGGTGGGCTCGTCATTTGGCCCGGGGTGGTAAGCCCCAAGCGCTCCCGCCTGTGCCTCTCCATCTTGGGCCTTCGCCGCACCTTTCTTCTTCTTGTTCACAAGGGACACGATCTTCCCAAGTGCCATGGAAGCCAGCGTCGCAGTGGTCAGCAAGCTAGCAACCAACAGGATCGGTGCAGCATACTGGTGCCGGTCTGGATGCTCTATCACATCCCTGAACCAAGCCAACCCTCTGTTGGACCTAGCCAGGAACGCCTTCCAAGCCAGCATGTAGTTGGACTCAACCTTCCAGTATATGTTCGTCCTGCAGCAATTTGCAAGCTCTCTGGTGAAA